CGGAGGTCGACGTGTCGAAGATGGAGTCCGACGACATCGCCGAGGCGTTGAAGACGAACCGTCTGATCTTCCCGCCGTACTGGCGACAGGCGATGGTGATGCGGTTGTCACCGGGGAGGACTCACTGATGTCGAACGAAAGCCCGCTGTCACCGGTGCTCAAGTCCATCATGGCCGAGAGGCGCCGGGAGCTGACGGAGAACTATCACGTCTTCCAGATACCGATCCCGCCGGGCATCAAACTGACAAAGTTTGCCAAGGCGTGGTCTCTCTTCGGAGTGTGGATCGACGACTGCTGCGATGCTACTCGGTACGGAAAGACGGTCGACATCTGGGTGCCACGTCGCATGGTGGAGGAGCGACTGATCGAGTCGAAGGTCGGGAGCTTCCTCGTGGATCCGAGGGACTTGGATCTAGGGCAGGAGGAGTAGTCGATGAACGAGAAGAGGGACAGGTACAAGGACCAGGACGAGTGGCGTGCCGAGGCAGTCAAGCGATTCGGCGACGACCCGATGAACTGGAAATTCATCTGCCCGGTATGCGGTCACGTCGCATCGACCAAGGACTACAAGGAGGCCGGTGCTCCACATGGGGCAGTCGCCTTCTCGTGCGTGGGACGGTGGCTCCCCGAGGAGGCGCGTGATGCGCTCGGCGGAGAGGGCGACGGGCCGTGTAACTACACGGGCGGCGGGTTGATCAAGCTGAACCCTGTGACGATCGAGGACGCAGACTTCAAGGTGTTCGACTTCGCGCCGGGAGGTGAGAAATGAATGAGGCATGTGGATGCATCTACATCGACGCAGATTGCTCCTGTGATGACTTCCAAACGGCAGACATCCGCAAGGCACGAAAGGAACACAAGTGCTGCGCGTGTCGTCGCGTCATCCAGCCAGGAGAGGAGTACGAGCGTGTCTTCGGAGTGTGGGATGCAGACCCTGCAACCTACAAGACGTGCCAAGACTGCCTCAGCCTGCGCGAGGTCTTTTTCTGTGAGAGCTACTACTACACCTCTATTTGGTCAGACTTCGAGTACCACGTCCACGAGATGCTCGGGGAGATCTCCAGCTCGTGCCTGACCTCTCTGACGAAGCGAGCACGGGACAAGGCGTGTGACATCATTGAGCAGTACTGGGAGGAGGCTGACGATGAGTGAGACACTGATAGCCTGCGACAAGTGCGGTCGAGGGATCGACGGCGAGCAATACTGCGGCGACTGCGTTGCGGAGATGGTGGCGGAACTCGAACGTCGCCGAGAGCACTTCGGCATGGTCGGCCTGCTCCTCGATCCCATTCGGGAGAAGAGGAGCACGGGCGAACCCGCAAGGAGTGACCGTGAGGAACTTCAAGCTCTGATCGCCAAGGCGTCGAAGGTCGATGCGCTCAACGAAGAGTGTCAGGACTACGAGGACCGCATCGCCGACGACGACCAGGCGTACTGTGAACTACAAGAGAAGCTCGAAGACCCAGGCCGCGCCCTCGACCTTCTGCGTGGTCGTGCTTCGTCGATGGGTGAGTGCATCACCTGTGGAATGATTGTCTACTCAGACGCTGCCGAGGACCAGCTCAACGAGCACGAGGACGACTGCCCGATCGGAAGATTGGAGGCAGAGATCGTGCGCCTCACTGGCTGCAAGTTCAGCGACCGCAACTACAACGCGATGAAGTCGAAGCTGGCGGCGGTGAGGCAGTGGCGAGTGGAGAGGGGGAACGATCCAGAGCACCGCGCCAAGCGGCCATGCTTGTGCAGGTGGTGCAAGCTCGACGAGATCCTCGACGGCTCCAAGCTGTTCGTCGGGGAGGTGGAGTGATGAGCATCAAAGAAAAACCGCAATGGATGGATCTGCCCGAGGTGCCTGAAGGGACCATCCCAGACCTCGCAGAACAGATTATGCAGCACGAGACCGACTCCGAAGTGATTGCCACCCTCCGCGCCGCCCTAGCCGAGCGTGACGCGGAGCTGGAAGAGTGGAGGAAATCTAGCCCCAGTCCCGCTGACTGCGAACGGTGCGCGAATGACACAAGGGATCAACTCGCCACCCTCCGCGCGGAACTCGCCGAGGCGCGGGAGAAGCTGCAAGAGGAGATGCGGTATACGGCACAGTTGACGGGGCAGCGCAACGAGGCACAAGCGGAACGAGACGAGGCGCGTGGAGAGGTGGAGCGGTTGCGGGATGAATACCGTATCGCTGTGAGGGCGGGAAGCAAGGCTATCGATGAGGTAGAGCGATTAAGGGCCGTTCTGCGGCGGACGGAAGAGGGCGAGAGCAATGATTAATTGGTTGGTCGTTTGTTTGATGTTAGTTTTTGGGGTGTGCTTTCTGATTTCCGCCATTGTTAACAAGGGCTTAGAAGATGAACTAGGAAGATTGAAAAAGAAAATGCCCACGAAGTGTGCATATTGCGGTGCAGACATCCGCGCCCTCGCCGGGGAGGGGGAGTGATGCCGATACTAACAGCCGAGGCGAGCCGCCAACTCACCGTCAAGACACCGGGCATGTGGTGGCGGCCACTGAGGCCGCGGTGCTACATCTGCGGCCGGTTCATCGGGCCTGGTGGGTACTACGACGTGATGTACGACGACTACAACGGCGGATGGGAGGAGGGCTACTCGACATGTGCCGAGCACACGAAGTCAGAACCTACTGACGATTCCGCTTGACACCTCAAGCCGCGAAGAATAATCTAGCCATGATGTGTCCGTACAAAAGCGAGAGAAAAATGCCAGGATCGAACTCCGGCTCACCGACCGGGAGAAGGTCCGCTTGCGCCGCATGGCCAATAACCACGGGCTTTCCGTGGGCGAGTTCCTCCGGCGCCTCGCCTTTGACGAGACATTCAGACTCACGCACGCACGATACGAGGGGATGCTCGCCGAGAAGCTGAGGCGGGAGGGGAGACTGTAGCGTGGCGACCGCAAAGGTCAAACCGGCCAAGAAGACCGGCCGCAAGCCTAGATCTAAGGCTAAATCTAAGGCAAAGGCCAAGCCTAAGCGTAGGCAACGGGGGCCAAGCATCACCGCCGTCACCTACAACAAGCTCTGGGCCAGCTACGTCCGCAGCCAGAACATCTCTCTGGCCGCCAAGGAGGCCGGCTGCTCGCCGACTACGGCGACCCACTTCATCACCGGCAGGGCGCACCCAGAGAGCGGTATGATGCCCATCAGGGAGCGCTGGCTGCGTGTCCAGGCACGAGCCCAGGAGGAGGAGGAGCTTGACCTGCTGACCTTCAAGCGGCAGGAGAGGAAGAACGCCATGAACCAGCTCAGGGCTCTGCACGGAGAGATGCAGCTGGCGATGGCCGAGGTGAAGCGCAAGCTCACCGAGTTCCACAAGAGCGGTGGGAAGAAGATACCGAAGCGGGAGATGCAGCTGAAAGACCTGGTCACGTCCTACGACAAGGCTGTGCGGCTCGTAGAGCACCTTCTCGGCGGTCCTGACCTCACGGTGGGCGGGATGCTGGTCAGCGACCCGCTGACGACCCTGACGGAGGCTGAGGCGCTCGAGTACGCAACGACGGGCAGGCTGCCAGGGGTGGTGGCGCAGGTGATCGACGCGGAGTTTGAGGCGAAGGACGTGCCGCCCGAAGAAGATTCAGTCGCACCCGCAGAGTCGGGCTAATAAGATTCGGACAGTGGCTCTAGATGGGGTTGCTTGACCGAACAGGCGAAGGCAAAGGCGAAGGAGGGAACTTATGATCAAGACATCGGTGGCGATCGACGAGGTCATTGACCTGCTCAACGAGCTAGTCGAGCTGGACCCAGGCTTCATGCGGCAGCTCGTGGAGCTCCGCGTGGAGTGCAACGACAGAGTGGCCAATCATCCGACCGTACAGGTGGCCCAGGCGGCGACCGAGAAGGTGATCGCGCACGGGCAGACGAGCAAGCGCACATTCCACTGCGCCGGCATCCTCGGCATCATCAACGGCTTGTTCGGCACGGACGAGGATGGATGGGGAACAATTGGCGCCACGTTTGATGTCGACTGCCCAAGCGCATGCCTGTGGGAGAACGACCCCGAGCTGGTTGTGGGCGACCCCTGTCCGACGTGCGGCAAGCAGCTGGTTCTCGGCAGGCTGCGTGGCTTCAAAGACCTGGAAAGGCGGTAGGACATGAGTGACAACGACAAGAGCTACGGCCTCGTGGCCCAGGCGCTGGCGACAGCCATCGAGAGCACCGAGCGGCGACTTGCCATCCTACCGCAGCACAACCCGGAGCACGACAAGGAGAAGAAGTGGCGACGCCAAGCGATGGAGAGGTTGATCGAGATAGGGAAGGTTGCAGCGGTGCGATGGGCCATTGACGGATCAAAGGAGCTATCATGATCAATCTACGAGACAAGAAGACGGGCGACCGCGTGTGGGTGATGCTGGAGACAGGCAGCGTGAAGGACCACCCGGTGGCTCGGATGGTAAGTCGTGAGCCGTCGGAGGTGATCTACCTTCAGAGCGGCAAGAGCGAGGAGACAACGATGTTCGTCGGCGCGCTCGTGTCCAACGGCAACCGCGAGAGCTTCGAGGCTCTCAAGGCGTTCGACACGAGAGAAGAGGCCATCCTCGCTGCGGTCGAGTACATCGAAATTCAGATCGCCAAGCTGACCGACGGCCTTCGTCGGTACGTGGAAATGCTGCCCGAGGACCACGAGCGGCGGAAGGGGGAGTGAGATGTGCACGACAGGGGATCGGGTACAGGTCGAACGTCTACTAGCTGAGGATTGGGGCTTCAAGAACAACATGAACTGGGAGGACGTGAAGGAGCACGCCGAGAAGTTCAAGCACGCGCCGGAGCCTGACTATCAAGAGGGTTGGGTCAATGGTGCGTGGGAGGTGGTGTGATGTCGGCATACCTGGACAGGCAGGAACGACTTCTCCGCATCAAGCCTCAGCGCCATGATGTGACAGGCGATATGGTGTGCTGGAATGACAGCTGTCCGAGTTATTGGGCAGTCGAGGGGGTAAAGAGATCGCACTGTGCATGCGTCGCTGAGGCTGCCGGATACTGCGGGGAGTACTACCATTTGAAGTTCGAAGACATCGAAAGCAATCTGATCAAGGCGAATGCCAAAATCGAGGAACTCGAAGACGAGGTAGCCACCTTGAAGCGTGGCAACTTGGATTATGCCAAGAGGCTTCGAGAGTCGGAGAAGATGATGGCTCCAGTCATCCCCAAGAGCAAGTACGACGAGAACTGAGGAGGGAGTATGACCAGCGACGAGGCGAAGATAGTCACGCGGATCATGTGCGACGCAGACGATCAGTGTTCGGTTTGTGGATGCAAGCTCCTCAAGCAGTTCATCAAGGCGTTCCCTGAGCACCGAGCTGAGGCGGAGGCATCGTTTCTGGAGGTGCACGAGTACGAGATGTCGCGGTACACGGAGGTGGATTGATGGGGAAGTGCCTGATCAAGATCCACGACCGCTACTTTGAGTGGTCCACCATCACCGACGCTCCGACGACGAACGGCATGACCAAGGAAGATCTGGTCTCGTACATCAAGGAGAAGTACGGACACGAAGGCATCAAGGAGTTGCCCGTGCGTCTCCAGCGACTAGAGGCGAAAGGCGCTTCATGGGACGGGCCTGACGATCTGGAGTCGACGCTGATGGACAACAGGGCGGGACCGAAAGAGTCGTGCCTGACTGCCGACGAGATCTATCGTCAGTACGCTTGCCGCCTGACTCCCAAGCAGGAGGAGAACTTCATTGCGGCAGCGACCAAGAAAGGTTCCGTGATGGGCAGGCTACCGGGACAGCCAGGGCACCAGCCGAGCGGCGAAGGACCAGTCGAGGTAACAGTGCCACCTAAAGACGTGCAGGTAAGACTCGACGAGGCGGCGAGGCTGAACTGTCAGCTCAGGCGGTTCGCGTCATTGATGATCTCGACCACCGTTCGCATCGACTTGTGGACTAATGGAGTGTTCGAAGTAGTTGTCCACAAGACCAACGAAAGGCTCGGCAAAGGTTCGTGGGCTGGCGGTGAGAACCTTCAACCCAAGATGACCTACGAGGACGTCGAGTTCAAATTTACCGAAGAGCAGTGGGCCGAAGCTGTCGCATGGATAGATGACCAGATGCTCAACTACGACAAGCGCGAGGCGAGGATGAGGGAGTGGGACAGGCAGCGGTTGAGTAAGCCGGTCACAGCATCGGGCGAGGGCAAGACCATCATCGTCAACGAGGGCGAGACTGTGGCGACGTACACGGACCTCAATGACTTCGCCAAGGCCCACGTCGACCTGCTCCACGAGAACGAACAGCTCCGAGCGAGGCACAAGGAGCAGTTGAGGATCATCGAGGAGAAGAGGGAGAAGATCGTCGAGCTGACCAAGGGCGTCGCGGAGATGGGCAAGTCGATAGAGGTGTCCGTGCCTTCTGCGATTGCAAGAAGGATGAAGGAGCTGGAGACGAAGTTGAAGCGGCACGAGGACATCGTCGCTCGCTACTTCTGCCTGCTCCAGTACCACCGCAACCAGTTCGAGGCCGAGGCTACGTACGAGGAGATCGAGATCGCGGCGACAGGCCACCTCTATCCGTTCAAGGAGGAGGGTTGATGGACGAGCTTCGCCAGTCTCTAAGGGTTGGTCTAAAGTGGATATGGGAATCCGATCATCCCAAGGGCGCCCTCATATCTCACCACGGCATCCATGCTGATGGGCAATTCTGGAACGGGCGAGTGAATATGTCGATCTGCCCCCAAGGATACCGTGCTGGCGCGGTGGTCGTGTTCAACCTGGCCAACCGACAGATGAAGGAATGGGCTGACCACTACGAGCTTCTCAACCCGTTTACGAAAGAAGAGATCGACCAACTGAGGGAGGCGGTATCCTCGTGCGGCTCTGAGGTTGTCGATGAGTGGAACGGAGTTGGAAGCGACACAGTGTCATTCTCACCAGCACGCCGAGCAGGAAAAGGCGTGATGGCTTTGGTAGATAAGTATCACAAGGGATGCCAGCGCACTGGCAAGGAACATCGAACCGGCAGCGTGTTCTGTAAGTGTGGTTGGTTCACAGGCGGAGAGGCGTTAGTAGATAAGCCGGAGGGATGGTACTGAGATGCCGATGACGCTAGGTCAGAAGGTGGACAGCCGGATCGCCGAACTCGAGGTAGAGGTCGAGAAGTGGACCAAGATCGCGGCGAAGTATCGAGATGTTGCCGACAACTGCCCGGCGTGTCTGCCAGACGGAACGGGATTCATGCAGCCGCGAGAATGGATTGCTTGGGCCAAGAAGCGGCTCGGTTATGATAAGGATAGCGAGGCCGGCACGGGTGGGCCGATGGATGATCCGTCACCGCCTGCCGACCCGGTGAGGTGAGAGGTGCAAACGCAGTACAACGACGGACGGCCTGACAAGCTGGAACAGATCGACGAGAAGGATGCAGCGAAGAAGGTCAAGGAGGCTCTCGCCGATCCGGCGGTTAAGTCGGTCGCCATCCACAAGCCGGGCTCGGTGTTCTCGACTGGCACAGGGAAGATGATGCGGGTCGACGAGAAGGGGAAGCTGTGCGAGCTGACCAGAAACCAGCGCAAGAGGTACAGGCAGAAGCAGAGGAGGGGGCGATGACCTCGACTGACCTGATGCCGATAATGGGAGCTGGCTCGATGGCCAACGTACACTTCAGGTCGATCGGTAATCACCTCCACGTCATGTGGAAGTGCCCGTGCTGCTCAAAGGAACACGAGCTGTTTAAGATAGCCTGTAAGTGTGGACCGGAGCTGGGCGACGACCAGTGTACGATCTGTCGTTACGAGAACAAGAAGGAGGCTGAGGCCGATGAACGCGACTGAGCAGAAGGCGAGGGAGATGCGCGTCGATAGCCACCAACGACTGGTGATGCTGTTCGAACAGGCGAAGATAGAGGCGACACGGATCAAGGTACTCGACGAGGTGCTCGGTGAGAACTCACTGGAGGAGCAGTTCGCGCGCCCTTTCTTGATCGCCTCAGAGCGGGGAGGCAGCCCCGTGCTTCCGTTGCCATCGAAGGTGACGCCATCGTCATCGACGTCGAGTTCGAAGCGCACGACACGCCGAAAGAAACAGTCGCAGACATCCTCATCAAACGGCAGCGGGAGCGGCGCCGGCGAGAAGCCAAAGAAGCGAAGGAAGACCTCGGGCTCCAAACAAAAGAAGAAGCTCGCCGCCGTGATACAGGACGTACTGAGTTCTCATCCTGGAGCGTGGCTCACAGCGCGGGACATCTTGGACCTGGCCGCCCAAGAGAAGAAGCTCAGGCTCAACTACGACGGCCTCAAGACGACGATACGAAAGCTGCGGCTGGACGAAGCGGACTGGCTGCGAGCTCACATCCACGGTCGCCGCGGATGGTACTCCCTGAGCCCGAGCGCCGGGGGAACGGCTCCCGACGAGCCGCCGCAAGCGAACGAGTGAAGCCACGTGGTGTTCCTGCGAAGAAGATCACCAAGGGTGAACTACTTGTCGGACGAACTGCCTTTCCTGAGGCAGCTGACCTACATCGGCCGAAGACTCGTGGCGAGTGCGCTGATGGCCCTCGTCCCTGCCCGTGGGTGGGATGCCAGTACAACCTCTTGCTCGACCTCAACGTCAACACCGGAGGCTTCAAGATCACCTGGCCCAACAAGAAGGCAAAGGAGATCGCCGAGTCGTGTGCCCTCGACGTTGCGAACAGGGGCGGGGTCACGCTCGAGGAAGTCGGGGGCATGATGAACGTCACACGGGAGCGAGTGAGGCAGATACAGGAGAAGGCGATGGAGAAACTGTCGCGCAAGCCGATGGCTCGCAAGATGAAGGAGTACATGGACGAATGATTGGCTACGTCGCATTCGGCATCATCTGCCTAGTCCTGGTTGGTGCGTGCTGGCCGAACCTGTGGGACGACGAAGGGGAGTGGGCGTGACTTGGTTCGTGATAGCAGTGATCGTCTACTTCACCATCGGTGTGGTCGTCGCGCTGGTGATGAACTACTTCGACGAGAACTTTCTCAAACGTGACACGCCGGACGCAACTCACCCGGCGCTGTTTGCGACGGCGGTGATGTTCCTGTGGTGGCTGTGCGTCTACTACGCCTGGAAGGAGATGAAGAGAGCAGGAGGCGAAGCGAACGATGGGTGACAGGCACGACAACTTCGAGGAGGCCCTCCACGACATCTGCGCACGTCTCCGGCTACCCGAACCGCACTTTGTTGACCCCAAGATCGGACTCGAGCCGAACCAGAAGGTGCGACTGATCCTCGACACGAAAGAAACCATAGTGGAGGGGAAGGCGACTGGAAGGAAGAAGAAGGGACAGCATGAGTGCATCTACACGGACGAACGCGGCAGGAAGTGGAAGGTCCATCTGCCGTGGTATGGCATACTGGTGAGGTGATCATGGGTGAGGTCGTCCAGATGTTCGAGCCGATCTACTGCGCCAACTGTCGCGAGTCGCATCGCCAGTGGTTCGAGGACGTTAACCAACCCGATGTCTTCATCTGCAAGCGGTGCTACTACGAGCGTCCGCGCCACGTTGAAGTGCGGCCTGTCATCGAGGAGATCGACGACGATCGGCATGAGCTGAACTGGCAGTGCCCTCGATGCGGCGAGGACAACGGCATCAGCTTCAGAGGAGACGGGTCCGAGGAGAACGCAAGATACTTCAAACACCTCGTCGAGAAAGGCGAGTATGATCCGTTGTGCCCAGAGTGCACGGCGGATGAGAAAGGAGGCCGATGATGGCCGACGAAAAGAAGATCGAGGAGACCAAGGGGCCGGTGATCGAGGAGCGAACGCCAAAGCCCAAGAAGGTCAAAACCATTGACGGCAGCGACTACACCAAGGACGAGAAGGGAAGCACGTCTCTCCGGCTCAAGAAGGCTTTACCCAATCCCAAGGGCTTGAAGAAGGCCGAGTGATGCAAGTCACCAAGGAGATCAGGTTCGAGGCATCGCACCGACTTCGTCTTCATGGTGGAGCGTGCGCCAATCTCCACGGGCACTCATACCGGATGGAGGTGACAATCGAAGGAGATGTCCAGCAGAGCGGCATGGTTATAGACTTCGGCGATTTGTCGCGCATCCTCAAGGAGATCATCGACGAGGGGCTGCACTCAGGCGCCGACAAGGCCGTGCCGTGGGACCACTCGATCATCCTGTCGCTAGATGACCCTTTGCTCAAAGCCGTCGCGCCTCACACCGGACGAGTGATCATTCTGCCGTGCGAGCCGACCGCGGAGAACATGGCTGGCATGTTCGCGTCAATGCTTCAGGGCGCTCTCGACAACGAAGGCAAGCACCACTGTCGCGTGCGAACGGTCAAGCTCTGGGAGACGGAGAAGTCGTATGCGACGTGGGACATCTACGACGAGGTCGGTCGATGACGAAGAAGTACAAGGTCAACGAGGTCTTCGCCAGCATTCAAGGTGAGGGGCCGCACGTCGGGACGATGAGCGTGTTCGTTCGCTTCTCGGGCTGCAACCTCGACTGCGACTTCTGCGACACGGAGCACGAGCAGCACATGCACTGGTCTGCCAAGCAGGTGGCAGACGAAGTAGAGAAATGCCTGGAGGAGGTGAACGGGAATGACATCCCCATCATCCTCACTGGCGGCGAGCCGCTGCTCCAGGTCGACGACGAGCTGCTTGGCGCCCTATACCCGCACGAGCTGCACCTCGAGACGAACGGCACGCTGATGGCCGGCTGCGACCTACAACGCTTCTGGTACATCGTCGTGTCACCCAAGGAGAAGAGACTGCACGAGGCGACTCTAGGCTGGGCGAACTGCCTCAAGGTGCTGAGCCCTCTGCCAGCAGACCTAACCCTAGAGGACATCGCCGTGTACTCGGACTGCATCGAGGACCTCGTCGTGCAGCCGGTCACTCCGAAGGATGGGCTCGACGACATGGCGACGTGGAGCGACAACCTCGGGCAGGCTCTCGCTGACGCCGGCGAGCTGTCTCGGATGACCGGCCAGCGGTGGCGTGTCATTCCGCAGGTCCATCGGCTGATCGGAGTACGCTGAGGTACTGGAAGAGGTATAGAATGGGCATCAAGAGCAACAAGTGGCAAGAGGTCGACATCAACAAGCTCGTCGCGGCCGACTGGAACTACAAGAAGGAAGATTTTGAGATGTCCCGCAAGCTCGTCGCGAACATCAAGCGCAACGGGCAGATCGAGAACATTCTCGTCAGGGAGCTGGACACGGGGTTCTACGAGGTGGTCAACGGCAACCACCGGCTGACGGCGTTCACCGAGCTGGAGCTGGAGAAGGTCGTGTGCTTCAACCTGGGCAAGATCAGCAACGCTCAGGCACGACGCATCGCCATCGAGACCAACGAGACGCGATTCGAAACGGATACGCTCAAGCTCGCGGACCTGATCAAGGAGATGGTCGACGACGAGTTTGAGCTGGCCGACCTGACGAACACCTTGCCGTACAACGAGAGCGACCTTAACGCAATGATCGACCTTCTTGGGTTTGACTGGGACAAGAATGTGCCAGACGACGACGACCCACCTCCACAGGACCCAGACGACCCCACGCTTTCAGAGGAGCACATCACCTGTCCAAACTGCGGCGTAAAGATCAAGATCGAGGAGTAGTTGTCCGCGCTTGGTGCTATCGACCGTCGGTACAAGGAGCCCATTAATAGGCTGCCTGGTATAGACCCGTCCAGGTTCATTGCGTACGAGTCCAAGGCGGAGCAGCTCGCTCGGCTGATGGTGTTGAGGAACGCCTGGATACGGAAGGCGCGGGAGGACTTCCCGACGTTCATGCAGTACTGCTTCTCTGATAGCAGAACGAGCAAGAGATTTCGTCAGCAGTGGTTCCACGATGAATGGTCATGGTCTTGGGATAGAGATCCGCGGTCGCTGATAGCTGCACCAAGAAACCACGGCAAGACCAGCCAGATAGTCGGGCGCACGATCTGGGAGCTCGGCAACGACACCAACCTCAGAGTGAAGGTCGCGTGCGCCTCGGACGGCAGGGCGAAGGAGAGGCTGTTCGAGATCGACCAGAACATCAAGTACAACGACCGAGTCAAGGAGGTCTTTCCCAATCTCAAGCCTCACCCCGACGCCGAGTGGTCGAAGCACAAGATCGTTCTGCACCGCACGTCGCGTGACAAGGACGCCAGCGTAGAGGCGCTCGGCATCACGTCCACGGCAACTGGCGGACGCGCGGACATTCTGATCGCCGACGACGTTGTCGACAGACGGAACGCATTGAGCTTTCCTGCTCTGCGTGATTCGATCAAGCAGGCGTGGCTCAGCGACTGGACGAACCTGCTCGAGCCCAACTCCAAGGTGTGGATCATCTGCACGCTGTGGCACAAGGACGACCTCAACCACATGCTGATGGACAACCCGGCGTATCGTGTGCTGCTCTACGCCATCGATGAGAAGTTCGGGGCTATGTGGCCGGACAAGTGGCCAGAGTCTAAGCTGCGCGACAGGCACAAGGAGATCGGCACGGTGGAGTTCAACCGCGGCTTCCGCAACCAGGCCATCGACCTCGAGTCCGCGATGGTCAGGGAGAGCTGGTTCCAGTTTGCGGACCTGTCGAAGTTCGGGCCGTTCGTCGAGCGGTTCGATGATCTCGTGTTCCTGTGCTCGTACGACACAGCTGGCTCGCCGACGGGCAAGAAGGACCAGGACTTCACGTCCGGAACGATCATCGCGGTCGATCCAGACATGCGCAAGGTCTACGTCGTCGACTCGTGGCACGGCCGGCTGACCCTGGAGCAGTCGTCAAAGCTCGTCATTAGGGAGTACGGCAAGTACTCTCCGTTCCGGATCTTCATCGAGAAGATCGGCCAGTCCTCTCTGGACGAATGGGTGCTGAACAAGGAGCCGTCTCTGGCCGGAGTGATCGAAGTGACCAAACCAAAGGTCAGCAAGGCGATCCGGCTGCTCTCTGTCACGCCACTAATGGAGGCGGGCAACGTCGTCTTTGCCAAGCATCTCGATCCGAACCAGGGAGAGTGGGACCCGTCGCGAGGTTCATTGGTTCACGAGCTGATAGATTTTCCATTCGGAAAACACGACGATATGTGTCTCGCTGCTGGCACTCTCGTTGCGACGACAAGAGGAAACGTTCCGATAGAGAATGTGCGGAACGGTGACAAGGTATTGACACCTCTTGGCGCAAAGAAGGTATTGAACTCAGGCTGCACAGGAATCGCCGAGACGATGACACACGCTGGCGTCAGAGGCACGCACGGGCACAAGATATTTGCCCATGGTGATGGATTCGTGCAGATGGATGCATGCACGCAGTCAATGAAACATGACAGGCTATCCCTTGGAGGTTTGCTGCGATGGAATATCCTGACACAAGACGAAAGCCTGAGATGGTTGAGTTCGACGGGATCACCTACAAGAGGATGGGTGGGACGAGAAGTTATTACCTCAGCCAGTCGAGAACGAACGCCGAAAGGAAAAACCCCAAAGGGTTGCACGTTGCGATCTGGGAGGCGCACCACGAAAGACAAGTTCCGCCAGGCCATGTCATTCACCACAAGGATCGCAACACGTTTAACAATGACCCTCGCAACCTGGAGTGCCTATCGTATTCGGAGCATAATAAAATCACTACTGTCACAACCAAAATGCTCAAGCACCTCGACGCCATCAGGCCACAGACAAAGCGATGGCACAGATCTGAAGAAGGAAAGAGGTGGCACAGACAGCACGCGACAGGTCCGCGGTCACGGAGAGAGTTACAATGCACAGTGTGCGGAAAGACTTTTATCGGAAACAGGGCAGTCGTCTGCTCTGCCGTCTGTGGATACGAAAAACGAAGACGCGAGGGAAGATACGACGTCACGATGGAATGTGAGTTCTGCGGAAAGGAGTTCTACACAGTCCTCCCGATCAATCCATCCAGGGTCAAGAGGACCTGCTCGCGCTCATGCAGCAGAAAACTCGGCTGGAAAAGGTCGAGGGAAAGAGCCGGTCTACAACCTGACAGTTGAAGACGCTGGGTGCTATTACGCCAACGGAATACTCGTTGCGAACTGCGACTCGTTTTCACAGGCGCTTGAAGGAGCCAGAAGATACTTCCTTGACGCCTGGGCCACTGGCGGGCAGAATGATCTTGAAGTAACCGTCGGTGTCGACTATGGCGAAGACGAAACGCGATACCTCTTCTAAGAAGAAACGTCAGAGAGTGCGCACGCGCAAGCTCAAAGACGTTGAAAGCGGCAAGACCGTGACGCAGCTTGACGCCGAAGACTCCAAGGCGACCATTGAAACAGAAGGTGAGCATCCACTTCGTCGGCTCGCTGGCACCGCGACATGCTCTTTGGACGAGGCGAAAGTGCTCGTCGACGACGACTTGTGGTCAGACGTGTTCGGCTTGCAGTTGAAGCTCGCAGGAGGCACGGAGTTAGATGTCGATGGCAGCCGCCTGGACAAGGCTCTGGAGGGCATCGAGGACTACGGTGACACGCCTATCGACATCTACATCCCCATGATCGTCAGAGACGTCTACCTGCCACCCATTAAAGTACTCGTCAGGCACGGGGATTTGCGACAGCGATACACTCCTGTCGAGCCTGGCTCTGGTCCGCGTTCCAGCGGAGAGCCGCAGTGGTGCCGGCACGAGTCGCCGACGCTGCACGCCAACAAGTGCCGGTCATGTTTTCTGCGCTGGTGGATGATTCAGGCGAAGTTGCAGGGCATCGAGAGGGAGGGAGAGCAATGGCGGAAGATCGGATAGAAGACCTGCAGCGACCTGGCGCCCCCAGGTTGCGGCTCGCCAAGGACATCGACCTTTCCAAGGCCAAGCGCAACTGCCCGAAGTGCACGGGCACTGGAGTGTCCGGCTGGCAACTTCTAGAGCTGCCAGAGGGCGAGCAGCAGGTGCCGATCATCTGCTCGTGCGTGTCCCGTCGAGGTGGTGTACGCGAGGACATGCTCGACCACATGATGAAAGAGGTTCAGAAACAACTCGACGAAGGTGTCTTCGCCGAGAACCTGTCGAACGACATCGCCGGGCTGCCGGACGAGGTGAAGGCCAAGGCCGTCGCCAAGCTCAGGGAGCAGTCCATGGATGAGTCAAAGGGGCCTGATGTGCGAGAGGCACTCACGGAGGCAGTAAGGCTCATCGAAAAAAAGGAGAAGCTCCATGTCAATTCCTGAGTTCCAGGTCATCGACTTTCCCGAGAGCGGTGCGAATGTGGTCGTCGGTCAAGGTGACGTCGCAGACTTTCTGCAGGCCAGCGACAAGGGCTACGAGTACATCCGTGACGCCGGAGCTGGATTCACCGCGGACCTCGAGGGTTCGGTCGGTGGCAACATCTGGACGGTGATCGTCGGGCTCGCGGCGAGCGCGACAGGGGCTGTGCCCGCGCACTTCAACTACGTGCGCATCAACTGCACGGTCCAGGGCGCGAAGGGAGCGACTACTCAGCTCGTCGTCGGCGGAAAAGTCCTCTGATGGCCCGCAAGAAGACGAAGCCATCTGAGCCCGAGGAGACTCCGGTCATCACCGTCAAGCACCTCCTGGCAAAGGCGCAGGTGCTCACTGGCAACGCGGTCGACGAGTCGCAAGCCATCGAGGAGATGGAGAAGGACGCGGAGATGTGGGGCGGTCTTGGTGCCGTCGTGCCACACTACGACCCTGGCTCTCTGCTGCGCTACAAGGAGATGGCGCCACACCTCGAACCGAACATCGCGTCGTACGAGCAGAACATCGAGGGCTTCGGGTATAAGGCTGTGCCCATGGAGCCGTGGATGAACAACCTCGACAGTGATGAGGCGACCGAAGCGATTCGTAACGCGCTGATGATCGAGCGATGGGCAGACGAGGAGGAGGAGCGCCTTGCTGCCGCGGCCGAGAAGCAGGACGAAGATGCTGAGGGTACATCGGACGACACGTCGGAGGAAGAAGACGAAGGCGAGCTGAACGAAGTGGTCTCGGGTGATGAGATCAACCGTTGGCGCGAGGAGATCAGAGTCCAGCTTCAACGAGAGAGATACCTGTTCGATGCCTGGTTCGACAACTGCTGCTCGGAGTCGTCGTTCACCGAGTTGCGGCGCATCACGCGAGGTGACTACGAGTCTCACGGCTGGGGAGCGTGGGAGTACCTGCGCGACGGCTATGGGCGCCTCAAGCGGTTGCGCTACTTGCCGGGCTACACGATCCGCCCGCTGTCTCACAAGGGAGAGCAGGTCGAGGTCGTTGAGGACGATTGTCTGACACCCCTGTCTCAGGGCCGCGAGATCATGGTTCGACGAGCGTTTCCAATCTACGTGCAGATCGTCGGCAGCGAGAAGGTGTACTTCAAGTCAGTTGGCGACCCTCGTATCATCAGTCGGACCACGGGCAAGGTCTACAAGGACCTCAAGGCTCTGCGCCGGCCCAAGGACGCTAACAAACCTGGAGAGGGCAAGGACGCCAAGCAAGCTCATGAGCTCCTGTGGATGGCACAGCACGACCCGCAGACTCCATGCCCGCCTCCGAGGTGGATCGGAAACTTGCTTCGCGTGCTCGGCACGAGAGAAGCTGACGAGACCAATTTCTACTACCTGAACAACAACAGCATTCCTCCAGCACTGCTGATGATCAGTGGCGGCACAATCGGCAAGAAGATCAAGGAGAGGCTCCAGTCTCGCATCAAGGCAGAGCTAGAGGGAGCTGGAAAGAATCACCGCATCCTCGTCGTCGAGGCCAGCTCGCCTGGTAAGCCCAACGAGCGGACGTTCGCTCCGACGATGGAGTTCAAGAGCCTGCGCGATGCACAGCAGGGAGACGCGCTGTTCACGCAGTACGACACGAGAGCCTCAGACAGTATCGGTGCTTCGTTCCGCCTGCCTCCGTTGCTGCGAGGCTACACGCCGTCGGCCCTCAACCGTGCCACAGCCCTGGCGTCGATGTACTTCGCCGAGCAGCAGGTCTTCCAGCCCGAGCGCGAGAAGATAGACTGGATCATCAACAAGTACATCATGCCGGAGATCGGTATCCGGTATCTGCGGTTCGAGTCGAATACGCCGCCGACGAAGTCAGTCGAGGAGCTTGGCGAGCTGATCAAGGCGGCGGCTCCCTACGGCGGAATGGTGCCGTACGAGATTCGTGACATCGTCGGGGACATCCTCAACAAGGACATGCAGAAGCTCGAGGGCGAATGGACGAAAGTTCCAATGCCGATGGTCCTGGCCGGAATGGGCGGAGGGGCCGCGCCTGCTGGTGGCATGGAGCCCGAGACCGCGTCGGAGCTGCGTGGCATCGAGGAGCGTGTCGCTCACATCGTCACGACTGAGCTGAGAGCCGCCGGCTACGACTTGGACGTCTCTGCGAGGTTTCATGACGCGCCAATGGTCGATGTCGACGACGATGGCGAGGAGGAAGAAGGATGAGCGCCTACGGCACGATGCAGAACAGGTGGCCCGACGAGTACGAGGATCCGTTCTGGGCTACTGCCGTGCAGACACGAGACGACATCGACAAGAGGATGCGGGCGAGCTACGAAGACAAGGACATCATCCTGACGGGCGGCGCTCCCTTCGACCTCGACACTGGCACGGACACGTTCTCGTGGGCGACGGACATCTACCTGACCTCCGCTCGAGGTGGGAAGTCCCTGCGCATCCCTGCCGGCAGCAAGGTCGTGGCGGACGGCTCGTTCCTGTACATCGACGCGCCCGCTCGGTTCATCACCGCCGATGAAGACGTCTCGATGGAGGTGTCCAGCGCGGGCCTCGCTTTGAATCTCGACCGCATCATGATCGGCGTGCGTCGCGGCGACAACGTGTTCCTGCGCGGGTACGGTGCGGGCACCGACC